CAGGGGAGTTTATTATTTTTGAAACCTTTCAAACGGTAAATCCTTCTAGCTATCCAGATGTTTTTGACGACATGGGTTTAAAGGAACTTCTTACGCTTCTTATCAAAAAGCAGTGGGGACAAAACCTTAGTAAGTTTGAAGGAATGCAGTTGCCAGGTGGTGTCACAATCAACGGTTCAGCGATATATGAACAAGCAACTGCTGATATTAAAGAGCTTAAAGAAACGTGGCAGCTCAAATATGAAGAACCTCTTGACATCTTTATTGGATAATGGCAACCAACCAATATTTTCAAAATGGAACTCGTCAAGAGCAAGATCTTTACGAGTCGTTAATAATTGAAGCCATTCAAATATATGGTACAGATGCATATTATATTCCTCGTAAAATTGTTAAGAAGGATTTGATCCTTAACGAAGATCTTATAAGCGTATTTGAAAAAGCTTATAAGATCGAAATGTATGTTGAGAGTGTTGACGGATTTGAAGGTGACGGTCAGCTGTTATCTAAGTTTGGTCTAGAAATTCGTGACAGTGTAAACTTAGTAATAGCCAATCTTCGCTGGAATCAACTTATAGGTCAGTATGGATATTCAGAAAATAGCGCTCGACCGCTAGAGGGCGACCTTATCTATTTCCCCTTGACAAAAGGCTTGTTTGAAATTAAATTTGTTGAAGTTAACAAACCATTTCGTCAGCTTCAAGATATTCCAATCTTTCGACTTTCCTGTGAGTTGTTTGAATACGAAAGTCAAGAAATTGATACCGGTATTGCAGAGATTGATGTGATTCAAGCAGACAACGGTAATCACATGGTTGTTGAATATACCAATAATGATTCGCCAGTTCAAGAGTTGGAAGCTAATGAAACCTTAAACTTTACTCTTCCAAGTGGGGTGACAGGTTCGTGCGAGTTCTTTAAGTATGAAACGACTACCGACTCTCCCGCGCTGGAAAGAATACACATTGGTCTGCCAACGTTTAACGACGGAAAGTATCACGCCATCACAGTTGATACAATCATGGTTGGTGCTACGAGTGGAGCATCTGTTACAGTTAGCAGGTTTAATACAATAGATGATGGTACCGCTGATGACGACGAGCTTTTTCCAAGTGATCCAGCCGCGCAAAACTCAGCGTTTAGCCAAACTGTTAATGCCAATGATTTTCTTGACTTCACTGAAGAGAATCCATTCGGGGAACCTTTTAACTTCTAAGCATGCTCGGTCAATCATACTTTTATAATGAAACCCTGAAAAAGATTGTGGCGGTCTTTGGTACTCTTTTTAATGACATTGAGGTAGCCAATATTTCTGCAGGGAAAATGGTTGGCGTGAAACGGGTTTCTCTTGCTTATGCGCCAAAGGAAAAGTTTCTTGCAAGAATTGAAGCTGATGTTGAAAATGATATTGCTCTAAAGCTTCCTCGTATGAGCTTTGAAATGGTCGACATTTCTTATGATGAGACGACTAAACTTAATCGTTTAAATTACACCGTTCAAACAAATTCCGATGGTGACAAAGTTAAGGTATGGCAATGCGCTCCTTATCAACTTTCGTTTGAGTTAAACATTATGTCAAGAGGGCAGGACGAAGCATTGCAGATTTTAGAACAAATACTTCCTCACTTTAATCCTAACTATACAATTACTGTCAAAGGTCTTGAAGGACCTGAGAGTAAAACGGATATACCCATCGCTCTTGAAGGGGTAACATTTGAAGATGGGTACGAAGGCGACTTTGAATCTTCCCGCCGACTGATTGTGTATACACTTTCATTTAATCTCATAACGAAATTTTCCTTTTACCCTTCAACGGTTGGTCTTATCGAAACCGTAGATACTTTCTTTTACGACTTTGATACAAACGGTGTATATGTAGATGCAGGCGTAAGAGTCACTGAGAACAGTACAGTGATTGGAACTAAACCAGATTCATAACATGCTTGGCCATTCATATTTTTATAACGGCACGATTAAGAAAATGGTGTCGGTCTTTGGTACTCTCTTTAATGACATTGAGATAGCGCAGGTTACAGCTGGTAAGATGGTTGGCGTTAAACGCGTCCCTCTTTCTTATGCGCCAAAGGAAAAGTTTCTTGCAAGAATTAAGGCTGGAATAGAAAATAGCGTGGCATTGGAGTTACCTCGTATGAGCTTTGAAATAACTGGTTTGGTCTATGATCAGGCTACCAAATTAAATCGGATGAATAGCACAATTCAGACCGATAGTGAAGGGAATCGAGTTAAGGTACGGCAATCCGCTCCTTATACGCTTGACTTTTCATTGAATATAATGTCAAGAGGACAAGATGAAGCGTTGCAAATTTTAGAACAAATATTTGTTAATTTTAATCCGCTTTATACCTTAAGCGTTAAAGGTCTTGAAGGACCCGAGAGCGTTACTGATGTTCCAATCGTTTTAACGGGTGTCAGTAGCGAAGATGGATACGAAGGTGATTTTGAATCTTCTCGGCGATTAATAGTATACACACTAACCTTTAGTACACGAACAAAATTTATAAGTAATCCAGGTGCTTCCAGCATTATCAAGTCAGTTGATACTTCCTTTTATGACTTAGACAGTAGAGGCAAGTATACCGACGCGGGAGTGCGGGTAAGAACTGGATCACAATCTGATACAAAAGATTCGCATACTGTTGTTATAGAAATTGGTGAACCTCCTGACCCAGAAAACGTATGGGATGATTCCCCATAAACTGGGGTATAAATAACTTTATGAGTAAAAAGGACGACATGGTCGCCGCGTTACAGAAAAATCTGGACGAGGTAAAAAAGACTTCTAAGGAACTTGCAGTAGTTGATTCCTTGATTGGGCCGAGTGATGCTCAACTTGTAGATGAAACCGAAGAGGATTATCGTTATGCGAGAGAGCGGATCAAGAAACTTATCGAAACGTCAGAGATTGCAATTGATTCCATGTCGTGTCTTGCCGCTGATGCCGAACATCCTCGAGCGTTTGAGGTTCTTGGAACACTTATAAAGCAAGCTGCTGAAATGAATCAACAACTCTTGGATCTTCAGAAACAAAGGAAGACGCTTGTTAAGTCTGATGACCCTCGTGGGAACGAAGGTATGTCCACGACTAATAATGCCATCTTTGTTGGAACTACATCTGAGCTCCAGAAGTTTCTTAAAGGATCGGATAGCGAGACTATTGATATTTAATCCTTTCTGGAATTAATTATACCAAAATCACAAAGGCTTGTAAAGGAAAAAAGAAAAATTAATGTCCGGCCCTCTGTCATATAATGGTAATCCTCGCATAAAAGCGGATGGTGTTCAAGAACAATTCACAAAGCATGAGATTAACGAATACATTCGGTGCAGCAAGGATGTTGCTTATTTTTGTGAGAACTATGTAAAGGTCATTAGTTTAGACGCTGGTCTGGTTCCATTTAAGCTTCGTGGTTACCAGGAGAAGATGGTTTCTCACTTTAACGATAACCGCTTTTCGGTTGTTCTTGCCTGTCGTCAAAGCGGTAAAAGTATTACCTCAGTTGCATGGCTACTTCACTATGTTGTGTTCAACGCGGATAAAAAGGTTGGCATTCTAGCAAACAAAGGTGCGACCGCAAGGGAGATGCTTGGCCGACTTACCTTGATGCTTGAGAATCTTCCATTCTTTCTACAGCCTGGTTGTAAGGTTCTGAATAAAGGTAGTATTAAGTTTAGTAACAACTCCGAGATTATTGCTTCTGCAACAAGTGGAGATTCTATTCGCGGGCTTTCAATGAACTGCATTTTCTTGGACGAGTTTGCCTTTGTTAATCGCGCCAACGAATTTTATACTTCAACTTATCCCGTTATTTCAAGTGGTAAAGATACAAAAGTTATTATTACCAGTACGCCAAATGGAATAGGCAATATGTTCTATAAGATTTGGGAAGGAGCGATCCAAGGTGCAAATGAATTCAAACCTTTTAAGATCAAGTGGCAGGATGTCCCCGGCCGTGATGAAAAGTGGAAACAAGAAACCATTGCCAATACAAGTGAGCTTCAGTTTAAGCAAGAGTTTGAAGTATCATTCATTGGTAGTTCTCAAACACTGATCGACTCTGATGTTCTTCTGGGAATGCAGGCTCAAAGTCCGCTAAAGATTCAACACGAGATTAATTATTACGAGGAACCTGTTGAAGGTCATGAATACATTCTTTGCGCTGATGTTTCCAAGGGTCGGGGTCAGGATTACAGCACATTCTCTGTAATTGACATCACGCAAAATCCATTCAAGCAAGTTTGTACTTATCGGAATAACACCATCTCCCCGCTGCTCTTTCCTAACATGATCATTCGCGCGGCAAAGGTTTACAACGAAGCACTGGTGATTATTGAAAATAATGATGCAGGAATGGTTGTATGTAACTCCGTTTACTACGATCACGAGTACGAAAACACCTTTACCACAAGCACCGTTAAGAGTAACGGCATTGGCGTTACAATGTCCCGTAAGGTTAAACGTATTGGTTGCTCTAACTTAAAGGATCTGATCGAAGATTCAAAACTTCATATAGTAGATCCTGAAACCATTTCAGAGCTTAGCTCGTTTGAGCCCAAAGGTGATAGCTATGCTGGTAAGAACGGTACCCATGACGATTCTGTAATGAACTTTGTTCTTTTTGCTTGGTTTGTTAGTACCGATATATTTGAAAGCATGAGTAACATGCAGCTTAAAGATCTTCTTTATCAGGAAAAGCTGATGGAGATGGAAGAAG